GGTCGCCAGGCGTTGTGGCCGTGATCTGGATGTCGATGTTGTTGGTGTCAGTCGGCGTGAAGTCGAATTCAATGTACCCAGCAGAGTCTGTACGGTTGGTAACACCACCAATCACCAGCGTACCTGAGCCTTGGTACGTCAACCGATAGCGCCCACCCAATGCAGGAGCACTGACCGCGCCCTGATTCATCAGCACCGAGGTCCCTGCGATGGTGTTGGCCGGCAAGATGGTGGGGTAGCCATCCTGCGTAGCCGAAGCCATCATCTCAGCGCGCTTCGTGGCGTCGTCGTAAATGAAGGCTGGAGATGTGACGGTTGCACGCCATCCCCGCGCCGTGCGCATCACATCCAGAAACAGAGAGTCCCGACCCCAGTCCTGTGAGCTGTAGTCGGTGTTGAGCCACAGGCGCCCGGTGGACACTGGTGGGTACTCTGTAACGACCTCCGCAATGTCGTACAACCTAAAGCCCACAGCTGTTGGCCTGATGATAGTATTCCCGATGCGGATCATTAGACGTCCAGTCGTCCAAGGTCTTGCACACCAGACGCCGAAACGGTCGCCCCACTTAGCAGTTTCACACGGTCAGCGCTGGTATACTGGGTTGCAAAAACACAATCCTGCTGGATGTGTGCTCCATGTTGGTACGTGAGCAAATCGGTTGTGCCAAGACCATCATCACCAACAACAAGACCGATTACACGGCGTAGAGTTGTTCCAGACTGTTTCTCAAAGTTGAAGCCCTGTCGGTTTGTCAGAAAGACAACATCCTCGACCAATCCTCCTGGTGTGTCTGTGCCTAGAGTTCCAGTGCTCATGATGACAGCTCCAATAGGAGTGGTTTCACCATTTCCACTGTTCAGCAGGGTTGTCCGTTGGACCCTGTGCCTGACGGCCAACCTCCGTAGCACAAAGTCTCCTGGATAAGCATCAAACTGTGCAAAATCACCGTGCTGAATACCAAACCGCTGCTGTGCACAGTTGTGAACGATGGCCGAATCAACGATCTTATGCCCAGACGTTCCATTGTGGAGCCACGCAACATCTTCACCAATATCTTGCATAAATAAGCGCGCCGCATCGATCTTTGCTGTCGTGTTGACATTCACCCTCAACCCAACCCCACCAAAATACCCATTTGCCGTAGTTGGAACCCATTGGATGTTTTCAATGATACAATCCTCAACGCGAAGCGTTCCATTCCTACACTCAACACCAAACTGTGTCGCGTTTTTTATAATCGCCCCACGAATTACATTCCTATAGGTCGAGGAAGCTGGGTTGAAATAGTATCCCTTGGTAGCAACGGTGTCACTTGGCACGCTACCCCGATCAATTGTGAAATACATTTCAGCACGTTCTTGTTCCGTTACCGTACCACCACCCATCGCCCTATCAAATGGGTTTGGCTGTGTGAATATCTCCTGCCCGTAGGTTGGACTAGATGTCACCGAATCATAAACAGACACGCAGAAATTATTTACCGAGGACGAGACGGCATCTCCAGCAGCACCTGTCCCCTGGAGAGTTGTACCGGCAGCTACAAGCACTTTCAATCCAGTGGCAGGCGTCGGAATTGTTGCGCGAGGTAGTGCCAGCGTTCCAGGGTTGGTATCTATCCCAGAGGCTGGGTTTACAAACACCGTGGATGTTGTGGTGATGCCAGCGTTGTAGCTGGTGTCTGGAGCGCTGGACCCAAATGTTGGAAGCCGGGATACCAGCATCTCCATCGTCGGCGCATAGGTCGAAAACACGAAGCTCTCGATTGGGCTAGGGGCTGGTATCGTCAGGACGCCAGCAGCCCCCAGCACCAATAAATGGTCGTTTAGCCTGACCAGCATCACGACACCAACACAGTGTACAGACCTTGCGCATAGCGCTGAGCAAGGCGGGCAATGGCACGCTGTGTGTGGTGCACGCCGTCCTGGCTGGTCCACACATCGTTGACCTGTAGATAGCCAGATGGCCCCGTAAAGGCCCCAGAGCTAGTCGTGTCAATATCGGTCGTGACCACGTTGCCAGCGATGCCGGTGACGTGACCGATCAGACCGTTTGCACCCGTCGCGCCAGTCATGAGAAACGGAACCACCGTGTCCCCAATGGCAAGCGTCGGAGTCACACTCAAAGTGAACTGAGCGTTAGCCCCCGTTGTGAGCGCCGAAATCGTTCCACCGTGCCTGTAGCCAAAGAACCAAGGTCCGTTGGGGTCCGTCATCACCGGAACGAACTTGACCATTGGGTCATCCAGTGCTGCCACGGCGGCGGCCATGTTTGTCTCGGTAGCCAGCATCGCCGCGTTTTGGCTCAAAAGTTCCGCATTTGTTCCATAACAAATAATGAGCGCGTTTGGTAGTGCTGTGCGAATAGCCGTCAAGAAGGCCGTGTTATTCGCTACTTGGGTGGCATCAGCCGTTCCAGTATCGTTATGCGGACCCTCAACAAAAACAACGTCAGGGGACAAATCCGTTATGTCGGAGATTCGTTCAATCCATGAGTAGCGGGTAGCCGTTGACGTGCCGAGTGCACTCGACCCTTGAGCAACGTTGTGCATAACCTTCAGGCCGCAGATTGAGGCAAAAATGTCAGGCCATCCTTGCCCAGAAACGAGGCTTGAATAACCACTACCCTGCGTGAGCGATGTACCAATAACAACTGCCGTCAGGCCACGCTCGGGAGCCCACACGTTATAACTGGCCTCCGTCCAGATGCCCTGAAAAACATATGCCGGAGCGGCTTGAATCCAGTGGATGCGGATGGTCTTATTCCCCTGCGGATACGCAGACAGATCGATGCGGATTGAGTTGCCAGCACCTGCCCCCATGATGGCTGAATCCTTGAACCTGCGCCCATTGACTTCAACAATCATTCTGAAGCTAGCGCTGACGACGAAGGAGTCGTTGTTGACATAAAACACCGGGGCATCGGTGACAAACTCAAACGCCGGGTTGTTGTTGCCCTTTCCAGGTGTAGTTGTCACTACATCCCCGGCTGATTTGCTACTGTATCCGACAATCAACACTCCTGCTGAGCCTGCATCTGGAATAGGTGAGCCTCCTGAAAAAAGGAACTTATCGGGCTGTGTGAGCGGGTTATGGCGCTTTGAAAATGTGGCGGGTTTTGCAACACCAGCCGTGATAACCGGGATTTCAGTAGACGCCGCAGCTGGGCGTGGTGCGCCCATATACAGAGCAGGAGCAGTCCCGTCAAGAACGGTATTGATGCCTGTATACGTCGGAGCCGCAGCCCCAGTCACACCACTTGCGGTATAGAGGTACTGACGGCCCGATGCGTTGACGGAGTAACCAGCGCGCACCGTCTGGCCAGTCGTCCAGTTGTCCAACGAGGTCAGTGGCGCATTGTCGAATGCGTTGCGCCCAAGAGCGACATCCATACCGCTAACCAGTCGCTCAATGATGCTCTTGGGCATCACTCGACTCACCGACTCTGCGACCAGCTCCCGCGTAAACTGCACGGGACCTCCAGCAGGCACATATCCGGGCTGTCCAACAGTACCGATAGCCACGGCGGTGGTGCCAAGAAGACTGTCACCAGCGGCCATGGGCGTGGTTTTTTGCGACACGGTAATCGCATCACTGACCCTCACCGTGTCGTCCAGCTCGACGTTGATGGCATCCAGCGCCGTCTGAAGGCCGGGAACATCACCAATACCCTCAACAGAGCCCCCCGCACCACCAACACCAGTAATATCAGAATTTGTAGTAGTAGCCATATTAAACGCACTTCATAACATTGACAACAGCACCCGTGCCACTGATAGCAGTGACACGAGCACGAATAAACTTCCATGGGGCGTCAGTAGTGAAACCATCAGAAGAAGACGAAGTACCTGTCAAAGTGATGGTACCCAGCACAGTCTCTACGGCATAAATACCATCGTTAGAGACATCAAACACAACAGTGGCAGCTACAGCTCCTGTACCACTCACTATTGCCTGAAAACTTGCTTGTGGAGCATCTTTAAACTGCCAGTCACCTGTAACAGTAGTAGTAGCTCCAGAAAGAACATCGGTCACACGACCAGACTTAACAAAAACATTAGTAGACATACCAAACCTTTCCAAGAAACAAAAGAAAAGGGGAGCACCTTTACACAAGACACTCCCCTCTAGGGTTACCCTAATGGGTTACTCACAGTTGGATAGTTTCTCCACTACCAACAACAGCGTACTCAATCTTCACATACCATGGACCCCCAGCAGAACTGGCGGTACCGGATTCGGTATATTTAGCATACACTGGAACATCAGCTGTAAGCTTCTCCATAAAGGCTGTACCAACCGCAGCAGCACCAGCGGGGTTGTAGCCCTCACCAGTAGCCGCAGTACGTACATCATATGCAGCCAAAAGCTCGGTAGCCGTTGCAGAGGTGCCTACGTCAATCGTAGCGGTAGTACCAGCGTTGCTGGCAACCTGACCAATCACATACATACCAGTAATCACTGCATCTTTAGGGAGCCATGCTCCCACAAACGCCGTGGTGTCAGTACGTACAATCTTGACCACCTTCTCCAAACTCTCACGAACTTTGGGGTAACTCAGCGAAACAAAAGAAGTTGCTGCCATTTATTACCCCTTGCTATCAAGCACCAGCCGAGCCGTACACACCACGCCAGTCGGTCCAACCGAAGGAATAACGGGCCGTTGCCTTGAACTTAGCATTCTCGGTGTCGAAATCGTTATCCATCTCGAAGGCATCACCACGACGCTCGAAATACTTTGGACCATGTTTGACGTTGGTACGAATGAACCAAGCATCCGTGTCCGTCAGGTAATGGTTCGTCACAACCTTTGGAATCACACCCAGAGTTTTCAGAGCGTTCAGGTCATTCGAGTCAGTACCCACTCGGCCATCCGAAGCAAGGATACGTTTGGCTTCAAACATCAGCTGACGTGGGATGATGAGCGTTTCAGGACGCACAGCAATCAGAAGACCGGCATCGTTTGTGAAACCAGCAATGTCAATGCACGCTTGCTCCAACGAAGCTTCCGACAAGTCAGCAGCCGTTGCAATCATGTTGCTCTGGGTGCCACCCTTGATGTTAGCGTGGTTGCTAGCAATCATCGAAACACCATCACCACCAAGGTACGAGCCACTAAAGGCACGGTTGTACACGTTGGCGCCGATGATTTCCTTGGTCTGACGCATAGAGAAGGCAAGACCTTCTGCTTTACGCTTACCAACAATGTCATACTGGTCATCTTCCATCATCTCACGAGTGATGACAAAACCCAGTGCAAACACAGCGTGTTGGTACCGAGTAATGAAGCCCTGACGTTCGCTGTCATACGAAATCGGAGCGCCTTCACTCTTCTGAACGGCAAGACCGAAGCCGGAGGTACCGACATCTTCTTCCCATGCTTTGCCGGACGAATGCTTCTCGAACAGCGACGTGTACTCTACTGGGTACTCGTCATATGCTTTACCGTACCAAGCGTTAACGCCGGGCCAGAGGGCCTTTGCAAAAGAGCCACTATTAATCACACCAG